TCTTAGTTATTATACATTATAAAAATATGGAAGATTTAGTAGATATGATTGTTACTGATGATTCCCCTTCACAAATTGCAGACAGAATTAAAGATATTCTGTTTGCAAAAAGTGCCGGAAGAGTAGAAGACGCAAAACCTTATGTTGCTTCTAGTCTTTTTGGTGAAGAGGATTCGGAGACATATGAAGAAGGTGATGACGAATACGAAGAAGATGAGGAAGAAGTCTAATGGCTTTTAGAATTGTACAAACAGTTAATGCTGTTAGTGTTTCTGCTGCAGCAACAACAACATCTAATGCAATTTCTCTTCAATCTGGATATCTTCGTGTTTCTTGTGGGTCAACTGCTGCTTATATTCAGATTTCTGAAAATCCAGTAGCAACTGCAAATGATTTTATGATTGTTCCAAATAGTGCTGATGTTTTGAAACAAAGAGTTGCAAGACAAAGAATTTCAGGAATTACTACAGGAGCAACAACAGTTGTCGAATTTGGTGAAAATAACGGAAATCCATTTATAGTGGGTGATTATGTAACAATCTCTGGTGGTTCTCCCGCTGGAGTAAATACATCACATACACAAGTTACTGCGTCAAATGCATCATCAATTACACTAGGTTGGAATAGTTCCACTGTAACTGGAATTGCAGTCACAAATGCAATTATATCTAGAAGTGTAAAAGTTTCTGTTTTTTCTCCCGCAGCAACAACTGTAAGTATTGCAGAAGTCCAAACCGCATCAGTAACCTAAAATGAAACTCATCACAGAAGAAGTACAAAAAGTCAATTTCATCACTGAAGGAAGGGGTGCTTCCAAAAAAATGTTTATTGAAGGAACATTTCTTCAAGGTGGTGTTAAAAATCGTAACAATAGAGAATACCCAATCCATATTTTAGAACGTGAAGTGAACAGATATAATGAAACATTTGTTCAAAAAGGTCGTGCTCTTGGTGAACTTGGGCATCCTGATGGACCAACTGTAAATTTGGATCGTGTTTCTCATATGATTACTTCACTTGTTCGTGAAGGAAATAATTTTAAGGGAAGAGCACAACTTTTATCTACACCAATGGGCAAAATTGCACAATCACTGATTGGCGAAGGTGTAACTCTTGGAGTTTCTTCTCGTGGTGTTGGTTCATTGCTCCAAACAAATGAAGGACATAAAATTGTTGGTGAAGACTTTATGCTTGCAACTGCTGCTGATCTTGTTGCGGACCCATCTGCACCTGATGCATTTGTTCAGGGCATTATGGAAGGCAAGGAATGGTGTTGGGATGGTGGAATTCTAAAAGAACAGGCAGCAAAAAAAACATACAAGAGAATCAATACTCTTGTAGATCAAAAAATTCTTGATGAACACAAAGTGAATTTATTTCAAGAATTTCTATCAAATCTTTAAATTATAAATAAATATAGATTTAACATAGGTAAATCGGAGAGTTCAAATGTCCCGTGGTAAAAACTTACAAGAAATGGAAACAGGCACAACCCAATCTCGCACTGCCGTAAATGCAAATGCAAAGGCAGCAGAACCAATGCAAAAGTTAAGTACAGGTATTGCTCCTGGTCAAACTGGTAATTGGGAAGACCTCGGTGGACCAACACCAGAGAATTATCGTTCCGATGATGATTCTGCAAAACTCATCACTCCTACCGGAACACTTAAGTCCGTAAAGAATGTTGTGACTAAAGGAGCTAAATCTGCAGAAGCAATGCAGAAAATGAAAGAAGCAATTGAAGCACTCGAAGAAGACGAAGAACTCATAGAATCATCACACAAAAAAGATGAAGAATCTGAAGATGAAGAATCTGAAGATGAAGAATCGGAAGGTGACGAATCTGAAGATGAAGATGATGACGAAGAAGAAGATAAAAAGAAAAAGAAAAAGAAAGTAGAAGAATCTATTAACATTGAAGAAGATGTTGATGCTCTTCTTGCTGGTGAAGATCTCTCCGAAGAGTTTAGAGAGAAAGCAAAACTTATTTTTGAAACAGCAATTAATGCTAAAATTTCAGAAATTTATGAATCATTAGAAGAGCATTATGAATCCAAACTTCTTGAAGAAGTTGATTCAATGAAAGGTCAACTTGTAGAAAGAGTCGATGCATACCTTGAGTATGTTGCCGATGAATGGCTGCAAGAAAATGCTCTTATTGTAGAGCAAGGTCTCAAGACCGAGATGACTGAATCATTCCTACAAGGAATGAAAGGTCTTTTTGAAGATCATTATGTAACAATCCCTGACGATAAATATAATGTTCTTGAGAGTATGGTAGATAAACTTGATGAAATGGAGACAAAACTCAACGAGCAAATTGAAAGAAATGTTGCTCTAAATCAAAGATTAGCAGAGTCGGTTGCCGATGTTATTTTTTCTGATATCACTGAGGGTTTAGCGACTTCTCAGAAAGATAAACTCGCTTCTCTTGCTGAAAATGTTGAGTTTGATAGTGAAGCAAACTATCGTGAGAAACTAGTAACTTTAAAGGAATCTTATTTCCCAAGAAACACTAGTGCTCAAAGAGATTATTCAGAGACATTATCTGAAGAAACAAATTACAATGAACCAGTTTCTGGTGTAATGGGATCGTATCTTCAGACTCTGAGCCGAGTTTCTAAAAAGTGATTTTTAAATCATAAATCAAACTAACAATTTCCAAAAGAGGTAAAACAAATGCAAATGTTCGATGGAGAACGTCTGCAGGAGAAGTGGGCACCACTACTTAATTATGAGGGTCTTGATTCAATCAAGGACTCACATCGCAGAATGGTAACCGCAGTCCTGTTAGAAAATCAAGAAAAGTTTTTAAGAGAGGAAAATCAATTCCTTTATGAAACACCAACAATGGCCGCAGGGTCTGGTGGTTTCAGTGGTTCTTCTACTGCAACCGGTCCTGTAGCAGGTTTCGACCCAGTTCTAATTAGCCTAATTCGTCGTTCTATGCCTAACTTGGTCGCTTATGACCTTGCTGGTGTACAACCAATGAATGGTCCTACTGGACTTATCTTCGCAATGCGTTCACGCTATACTAATCAGTCGGGATCTGAAGCACTCTTCAACGAAGCAGATACTTCATTCTCCGGTCAAGATTCCGGTTTTGATGTTACTTCAGGTTTCACTGATGGCGCAGCTGGTTTCGGTACTACTTCAAACCCAGCAGGAACCAATCCTGGACTTTTGAATCCAGTTGGAACTGCTGCAACTAATACCTATGCTACTGGTCAAGCAATGGGTACTGCTTCTGCTGAAGCACTTGGAGATGCAGCTGGTAACCAGTTCAATGAAATGGCTTTCTCAATCGAGAAAGTTACTGTTACTGCAAAGTCACGCGCTCTGAAAGCCGAGTATTCACTTGAGCTTGCACAAGACCTCAAGGCAATTCACGGACTAAATGCTGAAGCGGAATTGGCAAACATTCTCTCCACTGAGATTCTTGCTGAAATTAACCGTGAAGTAATTCGTACCGTTTATAAAATTGCCGAGCAAGGTGCTGCTGTTAATACCGCTACTGCTGGTATTTTCGACCTCGATGTGGATTCAAACGGACGTTGGTCCGTTGAGAAGTTCAAAGGTCTTTTATTCCAAATCGAGCGCGATGCAAACGCAATCGCACAAAGAACTCGTAGAGGAAAGGGTAATATGATTCTCTGCTCTGCTGACGTTGCTTCGGCACTCACAATGGCAGGTGTTCTTGATTATACCCCAGCACTCAATGCAAACTTGAATGTTGATGATACCGGCAACACTTTTGCTGGTGTTCTTCAAGGCAAGTATCGTGTATATATTGACCCATATGCTGCTAACGTATCTGCTAATCAGTACTACGTTGTAGGATATAAAGGTTCTTCGCCTTATGATGCAGGACTCTTCTATTGTCCTTATGTGCCCCTCCAAATGGTTCGTGCCGTTGGTGAGAACACCTTCCAGCCAAAAATCGGGTTCAAGACTCGTTATGGTATGGTTGCTAATCCATTCGCTGAGGGTACTGCTCAGGGTTCTGGTCGTCTTCTTGCTAATGCAAACCGTTACTACCGTCGTGTGCGTGTAGACAATTTAATGTAAGTCTTTCTTACATATGTTCAAGGGTCCCAATTGGGGCCCTTTTTTTATCTAAATACAAATAAAAATGTCGCAATCACCTTGGGCAAAGCAAATATCAAATCGTAATTATCTATCTCCTGCTGGATTTAAATTTTCAATTACAAAAATACCAAAGGTTGATTTTTTTTCTAATTCTGCTCAAGTGCCTGGAATTAATCTTGGTGTTGCAATGCAACCAACATATCTTAAAGATATTCCGGTTCCAGGTGATAAATTAACTTATGATGATTTTTCTTTAGAATTTTTTGTAGATGAAAATTTAGAAAATTATCTTCAAGTACATAATTGGTTAAGAGGTCTTGGATATCCAAATAGTATTCAAGAATTTATAGATTTAAAAGCAGAAGATGAGTATTTTCCAAATACATCTGTAAAAAATTCATTTAATGAATATTCAGATGCAACATTAAAAATTTATAATAGCAACTTTAATCCAATTGTTGATATTCATTTTAAAGATATGTTTCCTGTAAGTTTATCTACGATTAAATTTGATTCAAAATCTACAGATATTAACTATGTTATAGCAGAGGTTAGTTTTAAGTATTCTATATATGACATAGTTGTTTTGTAGTTATGAATCTTGATGAAATACAATCATTATGGGAAGAAGATGCAAAGATAGATCCAGATAATTTGCACACAGAATCCATTAAAATACCTTCACTTCACGCAAAATATTATAAGATTTATAATAATATTCTTCTTCTAAAAAAACTAGAAGAAAATAAATTTAAGATAATTAAAAAAAATAAATGGATGTATTTTTCAGGAAAAGCAGAACCAGAAGTTTATAGAGAACATCCATTTGATTATAAGGTATTAAGACAAGATATAGATAAGTATATGGATGCAGATGAAGAAATTTTAAAATCTATATCCAAAATAGAATATTATCAAACAATGTTAAATTATTTGGATAGTATTCTCAAAACAATATTAAATAGAACTTATCAAATCAAAAATAGTATTGAATTTCTTAAATTCACGGCAGGATATGACTGATATTATTATACAAAAGAAAAATGAAATATATCTAAAGGTCGAAGCAGATCCGCATATTCATCAAGAGTTATTTGATCATTTTACTTTTGATGTACCAGGAGCAAAATTTATGCCTCAATATCGTAGCAAACATTGGGATGGAAAAATAAGACTCTACAGTAATCATACTGGAGAAATTTATGTTGGTCTTTTAGATAAAATATTATCTTGGGCAAAAAATGCTGAATATAATATTGAGTTTAAACATAATAAATTTTATGGAGACCCATTTGAAGAGAATTTGATGATTTCACACGAAGGTGTGACTGATTATATGAAAAAAATATCTAGACACGAACCAAGAGATTATCAAATTAATGCTGTTTATGATGCTTTAAAATACAATCGTAAGCTTTTGATTTCACCAACTGCTTCTGGTAAATCTTTAATGATATATTCTATTGTAAGATATTTTACAGATAAGAATGAAAAAATACTTGTAGTAGTTCCTACTACATCATTAGTAGAACAGATGTATAAGGAC